GTTTGACAAAGTTGTTGGTAAAGTCCGAATAAACAACGGCTTTCTTCTGAGTTTGTGTAATAGCCTGAGCGCGAGTAATTGCCATTTATTGACCTTTTTAATTCTTATTTATAGCTCAACTACCATTCCATGGAAGAGGAGGAGTAAAACCAGCTTCAATTTGTGTGCCAGTTTTAGACTTAATCGTGTTATCGTTACCTTCAATAGTGATATTGTGTTGCGATTTAATGGTAATTCCGTTCAACCCAATCACAATAGAAGATTCACCAACTTGTAATGTTATAGAAGTAGCTGAAGTAATGGTAATATCGTCACCAGAAGAATAGCTTACTTTTCCTCCTACAACGTGACCTTCGTTACCACCAACAATCATTGACAGTTCGTTTGATGGGTTAATGTGAATGCCATTACCTGTTGCTGTAATCGAAAAGTCTTGAGCAACGTTATAATGAACACCGCCTTCCTCAACAGTAAAAGCTTGGTCGCCCTGCATATGGTGGTGACCATCGCCTGTTGTATAATTTTTAGCGGATGAAGAACTTGTTTGCTGATGACTACCATCGGTAGCTTTTGTAGAGTCACCGCCTGTTTCATGGTGTTCGCTATTGTTCTGATTTCTGTGACCACCTTGTGTTCTTTCGTCATGGTGACCAGTTGTATCAGCCGTTCTACCCTGTACAGCTTCGTGATGATCGCCATGCTGAATACGACTGCTATGTCCGTCATGTGAGTGTTCTTCGACAGAAAAACCTTCAGCTGCCATTTTAGCAACATAATGAACAATACCACCAGCAATATCCCAGCCTGTTACTTCATGGCTGGTTGGTGTAACTCTATTATACCGCAAAAATTGATTTGGCGGTTTTTGTTGAGTTCTTGTTCTTGAATTTGCGCTATTCGCCGCCATTATACTAACCTCGTTGTATTACCAATAACAACCTGTGTTCCTGCACTCACTACTGATTTAATAACGTTAGCAGGAGAAGATGTTATTCTATCACCAAAAGCTGTTACCATAGAAATTGGTCCACCAACAGCTGCAGCTAAATTTGATGTTGAAGTAATAGCATCAACAATATGTTCTGCTCTAGATTGACCGAATATATTTTGAGCTACGTTATGAGCTGATTTTGATAATGCCATAGCTTTTGTTGCATTTTGCATAACAGTATTCATTTTGCCAGCACTAAGAGATGATTTAGGAAATGCTGAAATTGATCCAGTAATATTGCCGCCGATTTGTGGTAGTAATTTTGTCACATTACCGAGCAACCCTGACATAGGGAATCCTAGGATCTTATTCAATCCACCATCAACAATACCCGCAATACCACCATTAACAACACCAGCTAATGAACTAGGTCCAAAGCTTGCTATATTAGAAAAAGATCCAGCTAGATTAGAAATACCAGCCGTAACATCACTGATGCTACCCAGAGCTTGACCAACGCCTGAATTTACACCAAGAACATTACTCAATGTTCCAGCGATATTACTTACAGCAGCTGTTGCAATTTCCACATGTTCTATACCCGTGAGAACAGGAATATTTTGAGTTGGGTGAGGATTCGGTGATGTTTGAATAACAGTATTGATTGTCACGCCACGAATATTGCTAGAAGTTCTAACATAACCAGATGGACCAATCAAAGCAATTTTTGAAGCAAGAGATCCAGGTTGCAATCCGAAAGCAGGTCCACCAAACTGAGCGACAGCATCTACAGCGTCAGGAGAACCAGCAACAATCGCTTGCATAGCATTAGATATATTTGTGGCATGATTTGTAGCAGCAGCAACTTCAGAAGCAGCAAGAGCACCAACGGCTACGTTGTTCATCATACCAATCATACCTGCATGAAGAGCATTCGTTGCTGAAGAATTAAGCAAACCAGAAACGGATAATGCTGGCATAACACTATTGAGTGCACCCATCATTGACCCAAGACCAACTTGTCCAGCCAACCCCTGTAAAGCACCACCAAGCCCACCAGAAGCCATTGAAAGGATGCCTGCAGGGCTAGTAAGCTTATCCATCATTCTTAACATTACCATTGATTGTAATGCTTTCTTTAAAAAGATAGCTGCATTCGCGCTAGGATCAGCGGCAAGAATAGCATCATGAATTGCTTGTGATGGATCTTGTGAACCAGCTGTAGGATGTGACTGATCTAATCCTTGATCCTTCTTATTCTTTTGAGCATTGTCGACCGAGCTCGCATTAGGATTTATTTTTGAAGTAGAAGCACGACCAGTTTTAGCATTTGTACCATATTCTAATCCAAGCTTTGATAAGAAGTCGGCGCGATTAGATGGTAAGTTAGGCGCACCATCATCATTGTTAATCGCTCCACCTTTATTAACAGTCCCATCAGCTGTTGTACAAACGCCGTAATCAGATGGATCTTTGTTCGCAGGATTACCATCACCTTCAGCTTTATCCGTTGCTGAAGGAGTTGCCACCGCATTTGGAGCTCCAGGCAAACCTGAACCTGAAGGAGCATTAGGGAAAACAACTTGTCCAGAACTATTATATGTTACACCAGCCATTTAATTCCTATTTGTTATAATCAGGTAATGCTGAACGATGCAGCGAACCAAGAACAATTGGTATTTGTTTTGTATGTGGATCTAACCAAAAACCAATTACTGTACTTGCTGGGTGATAATTAACCGATTCACCAATACCATTTAATGATGGAGAATTATTCATTATACAATGTCCCCATGGCAAATCTTTATCGTCAATCGGTGTTGGTCCAACATTGTGATGACCATGAACCATTAATTTTACTTTACCAGCTCCACCATCGGGATCTTGAATATCACGAACTTCTGCAGTAAACATTTCCATATGAGAACCGAGTGAATTTTGTGTCATTATACTCCCTCCTGATATGCACCCTTTAAGCATTCTAAATTTGTTACATGGCGAGGTCTTACATCTGGGCGACGAACTTCATGGTGCGTTTTAGCAATAAGCCAACGACCACTCATCTGTGGTTCTGTATCAATTGAACCAGTCTCGCCTGTTATTTTAGGAACATTAGCAGTGATTGTTTTTCCAGGCTCCAAATTAGGATCGCCGATAACAGTCATCTGCATAAGCTGTTCTTGCATCGCTGCCATGTTCAATTGTTTATATGGAATCGATGCAGGAACAAAACTCTTACCAACATTAATAGCCTGATTGGGATTAACAACTCGATGAACTGTTCTGTTCGCATTCGGAAACAAAGATAAGAATGAAGCGAGTGTTGTAATCAAACCAGCACCAAGATTTGTTAATTCGTTCTGTTGTGGTTTAAAATCGTTACTTACGTATTTATGAGTGTGTGGGTCATATGTTGTGACACGCTGATTGATAACACCCGCATGAATACGATTCATAGCATCCATATTTTGTTTGACCTGCCAAGAAAGGATGTTATCATCAATGGTATTGTTAATCGAATGACCGATGGTATTATCCTGTTTGAATATCTTTACGTCACCCTGATTAAGCATGTATTCTAATGATTGGAAATAAAACCCTTTCCAAGTTTGCCAAAACATATAGTTTGAACCTTTGCTCTGAGCTGAGACAGCTTCATTACGTAGGTTTTCAATGGCATGAAAAGATGGCATATTAGGAACAACGAACTTACGATTACCCTTTGTAGGCTCTGTGAAGATAGGTAACTGGCTGTTATGAAAGTTTTGATGAATATCAGATACGATCTGATCGATTGTCGTATTGTAAGCTTTTTGAACCTGATTACCCTGACCTGTCAATGCCTCGCGCGAAACGCATTCGAGCTTATAGGTTTTTGATTTCATAGCACCTTCAATTCCCATATCCTGAACTTGATTCAAATGGAACTGATAGGATACTGAAGCGCCATTCGGAGTGCTATATGATAGGCTAACTGTTTCGTCACCAGCTATTTTAAGATTACCAAGATAATCCTTATCGTCTAACACTTCAATCGTTGCTAGAACTGCAGGAGCAAAAATTGATTCGAAGATATCGAGCGAAAGGAATTGTGGTGCTGCTTGCCAAGGTCCAGATCTTGGAGAGTTAATAGTTAAATCATTTACAAGGAAATCGCCTGGATTTTGTGCCATATTATTTCAACAAATTCTTTACGTTGTTAACATACTTTGGAACATATTGTGGTTGCATTACAAGGATAGTTTTATTACCTTCATTCTTTTCATTCTCAATATCATAATTATAAACAGGTGTCCAATAAACAAGCTCGTCATTTTGAAGAGTATTTGCGAGATAACTGAACGCTGTGATAGTTACATTTGATTGGCTTTGCTTACCATACAAATAGCCAGATGAGGTGTTGATAACATTTTGAGTGTGTTGAACTATAACTGTTGAAGAGTTAGATTGAACAACCTGACCCGTTCCAGTTCCGTTAATGTTAACAATCTCATTAACAATAAAATTAGAGCTACCTGTGTAATTATAAGAAACGATTTGATTGGTTGAAACTGTCCAATCCACCTGCACGCGCGAGTAGGATATAGGAACTCCAGCTAGAGAAAGATTTGGCTCCCAGTATTTTATTCTATTTGGATTTCCAGCAATTTCAGTGGCATATGCTGATGGGTTGAGAGAAGGCTGATCAACCCAGTTGTTTCTCCAAAATGCAATCGTTTGTGTCGCATTTGCCAACGAACCATACTTCAATTCTATAAAAGAATTAAATTGATCTTGTGTTAAATACCAATCATAATAGGGGTCAATGATATTGTTTGTAAGATATAAAACCCAGCTAGAATATGGATCACTGTAATTGGTATAAGCGATTTGATCGGCTCTATCGCCTTCAGTAATATCTAATGGATAATAAAGATAAGGATTAATCTGAATGTTTTGAAGAGTAACAACACGCTCTGTAATATCAACGACAGCCGTATTGCTGGTGCTATTACCATATTGAATCGTGTTAAAGTTTTTAAAGTAAGTTTGAGTTGCCATTTAATTACCTTACTAAAATATCGATTTCAATGCATTACCAATCGAAGATCCAAACGTTGAAAGATCGACTGTACGCCCATTGAGACCAAAATCGCTTGAAAGCCAGTATTCGATTTCCATAACACCTAAGCGAATTTGAACTTCGGTTGGAGCTGGCGACGCTGCTGAACCAAAGAACGATGGCTGACCTGATGGAGCAAAGTTAATATCAAAGCTTTCGATAACAGCTGGCTTAAATACGTAAGTAAAATAACCACCATTATTAACACTAACTGTAATTTGAACTATATTTGGATATGTCAAAAGTGAACCACCAAGAGCATTGTTTTTATCGGGTAACATATTTGCTCTAAACGTATTGATGATCTGATTTAGCTGTTGCGATTCTGTTTCGTTGCTTGGTGAAAGCTTCCATTCAAGCGCATGTTGTTTAAATGCAGGTTGTTTAAACATAACCGTAAGGAACGGATTCAAAGCAGCACCTTGAGATTGTAATGCAACAGAAGCCTGTTGGCTTGAAGCTAGATTTTGCGCCGCTTGCCCCGCTGCGGTGAAACCTGCTATACCCTCAGCTAACCCTGCAGCCCCGCGACCTTGTTGTAAGCTATTAACCGCAGCGCCTGTTAAAAGGCTAAGACTCTCAGCTGAGTATTGAACATGCTGGCTATCGACCATAGAGTTCGGAAGCGGAAGGCGAATAGTTCCTTGATCGGTATAATAAACATTTTGCTGTGTCAACGATGGCATGTTGTATTGATAAAACGAGAAAGACATCCAAAATGGTTGCTTTTCCAAATCGTATGGGAATCGCATTTGACCGCTGGTAAGCGTAGCTACAGTCGTACTAGTACTAGCGCCAGTTGGTAAACTAGGTGAGCTAGCAGTTTTAGTCGTTGATGTAGATGAAGCTTGACCCGCTGCTTTAGCATTCTGCGCGGCTATCATTGCATTGGTTATTCCAGGCATTAAACGTCCTTGCTAAATATCTTTTTATTATTTATAGGCTGCTATGAAAACGAATAAAGGCTATTTTAAACCACGCAATCCTGCAAAATATAGAGGCAATCCCTCGAATATTATTTATCGGTCAGGATGGGAATTGAAATTGATGTTTTGGTTAGATGGCAAATCAGATGTAATCAACTGGGGATCTGAGGAAGTTGTTATCCCTTATCGCTCGCCGATTGATGGTCGGCTGCATAGATATTTCGTTGACTTCATCGTAACAACCATAAATAAAGAAGGTATAAAAGAAACAACGTTGATCGAAGTAAAACCAGCGGCGCAAACCAAGCCACCTGTTCTTAAAGAAGGAACAAACCCAAGGAATCGTAAGTATATAAGTGAAGTTATGACTTGGGGTGTTAATGAGGCAAAGTGGAAAGCTGCTACTGAATACTGTAAAGATCGAGGCTGGAAGTTTCAGATATTTACTGAAAAAGAGTTAGGAATTACCTTTTAATGGCATCATTATTCGCAGACACATTAGCGCAAGCTTCAGCAAACCAGCTTAAAACAGGTACAAAAGAAGCCATTGACTGGTTTCGCAAACAAGCTTTATCAATTAAGAAAGTTGATCGCCAGCAAATTCTCGGGCAGAACATGCCGTTCAAGCGCCAGCAGATGCTCAACGAAAAGAGCATTGGCAAAATGTATATGTTCGTCTATGATGCTAAAACAAAGAACCTACCTTATTTCGATGCGTTTCCGCTGGTGTTTCCTATCGAGTTTTATGGTGAAAGCTTCCTTGGTATCAATCTACATTATCTACCG